TTCTATTTTTGGTACTGAGGAGAGAAGGAATCTTAATTCAGTCCATGGTCAGAAGTTTGAGAGAGATTTTTATGAAGCTCTCTCAAAGCTTTATAAAGGGGAAACACCTGAGTTTATAACTAGTGAGTTCGGCAAGGCTGAATGTCTTCCTGAGGAGAAAGTCCTCAAAGGTAAGCTTAGGCTTATAAGTAATCCAGAGTTATTAAATTTTGCTGTTGCTAAGGCCTTATTTGGGCATGCTATGAATTTGTTTCTTAATAATCCGATGGCTACTGATACTATGATAGGAGTTAATCCCTATTCTAGACAGTGGCATGAGTTTTATATGAAGCTTAGAGGTTTTCTTGCTATTGCAGGGGATGTCAAGAACTTTGATGCAGAATTCGCCTCATGGGGATGGATAGCTTGTTATTTAGTTATAGAGGCTATGTATCCTCATTCAACCCCGGAGGAGAGACTTGCTAGATGGACATTTATTTATGGTTCCATAAATTCTGTTCATAGAGCTCTCTTTGAGGAGTTTTCAGTGGATTATATGTGGGAATCATGTATGTCTTCAGGTTTGTTTCTTACAATTCTCTTTAACTCTATTAAGAATAATATTGACCTACGGTATGTCGTATTTTGTATATGGGTTGAGGCGTTTTTAAAAATGCCTCATATGGAGTATCATGTTAGCAAGAACATACCAGCTATTCCAGTAGTTGATATTTTAGCTAATATGGTCTTCGTTACCTTAGGAGATGATCATATTGTAGGAGCTAAGGGTTGGGTGTTAGATTGGATTTCCCATAAGAAATTTTCTGATATCTACGCCCGGGCTGGTATTCAGTATACCGATGAGGCTAAGAGGGTAGGATGTGATGTTCCCTTGCGAAGTCTTAATGAGATTGAAATGTGTAAGCGTACATGGAGATGGGATCATACTCTTATGAGGTATGTAGGTCCATTAAATTTAGCTTCCATTCACGAATCGCTGAATTGGACGGAAAATAATGATACTCTTACGGAGCAGGTTATAGATACTGCTATTGGGGAGTATGCTCTCCATGGTGTTGAGGTGTGGGACCAATTTGCTCCTACTCTTATTCAGGCATCTATCACAAGATATAATCATTATCCTAAATGGACCACCTATAAACAGGCGCTTAGGGGTATTACCTCTGAAGTAGCCCAGTGGGATCCGGAGGAGTATGAACCATGCCAGCTTAGACTGGTGTGTGTTGAGACTAATCCGGGACCTGTTAGTATAGTATTAATGACTAATGAATCTGGGAAACAGTATATTAAGCTTGTTTCTGACGATAGTACTATTTATAGGTTGGTCTCCAAGGCTCTGAAGCCTGTTGAAAAATTGCCTATTCCTGAGGAGGATTATTATATTCCTGAAAGGGATCATGAAAGATATAGGCTATTTTTGAATGGGGTTTTTAAGGTTTACAAGGCCGAAGTTAGGATGATAGAATCTGGTGGTAAATCTAATTATCTAGTTACTTGGGACGCCTTCAGAATTATCCTGAGGGGTCATCTCGAGAATATATTTGACTATTACAATCTGTATCCCCAAACTCCTGAGTATGAGATTATCGGAGGTTATGTTGATGAGCATGAAGGTAGAGCTACGTGTTATCAATACACTCCTGATCGTACAACTATAGCAATGCAACAGACCAAGGAACTTAAGAGTTTCTTAGTTGCTCGTGATCTTCTTAGAGGGGCTAAGATGGTCATACGCTATAGGAGACCTGAGGAGGTTAAAATTGTAACACCTTTGTCAGAGGAAGTTAAAGAAGATGATGATGATGGTGGAGCTGGTTTGGATGAGGCCATAGCTGCCCAGCTTGAGCCTAAACAAATAGAGCCGCAATGCGATAGAGTTCGTCCCATTAGAATATTTGCTCAGTCGGATGATGCTCAACCAATTAAAGAGGTTATAGAGACTACTGAGTTTGTTAACGATGCTGAAGTTATTAATAGTAACTTTAATACAACGACTCAAGGTGGTTCAAAGTCCTCTGATATGGTTAGTATATCATCCTTTTTGCATAGACCACAGTTAATGAGTACGCTAGCATGGAGTAATACTCATCTGGAGAATACTGTATTGTATTCAATAGATGTGAATACTGCTCTATTAAGTAATTCTTGGTGGAAGAATAAGATCCAAGGCTTTGGCTTGTGGAGAGCCACTGCTTGTTTAAAAGTTGTTTTGAACGCTAGTCCGTTTATGGCTGGTAAATTGATTACGACTTTTCTTCCTTCTAATGCAGTTGAGCATGCTAAGACGTACAATTGTCATCTATGCTTAAAGACTCAGCAGCCTAATGTTATCATTGATGCTTCTCAGTCTTCATCTGTACTGGAAATACCTTTCGTATCACCTTATCACTATTTTGATATGAATAATACGGCTATTGGTACTTTCGGTACATTTTATTTATCAGTTTTGTCGCCTCTTGCTGTTGACCCAGCAGGTATGACTTCGGCTGATGTGGCTATATATTTGTACTTCCAGGATGTGGAAGTGTGTCAGCCTATCATGCCTCAGTCTGATAAGCCCCGTAGAATTTCTCGTCGTACTATGGGGGTTGACGATTCTGAGAAGGAACGCTTAGCTATGGAAGGAGATCGCAGTATTAGTTCAGCCTTAATGGCTACCTCTAATGCTGC